AGAACGCATCCTATAACTAGTAACGAATTCATAACATCTAAAACCTATTCACTGTTCTTGGCATTCCCCAGATTGAGTGCCAGTACATCGACAACCTTTCTGATCTGAGCAATCACCCCCGATGCAGCGGAAGCCTTCGGGAAGAGTGCGGCCACTGCGGCAGCGACAGACACTACTGTTGTCAACACGTTGAAGATCCCACTTACGTTCTGAGCTATCCATTCCATTTTTTAATCCTATTCAAAGGGGAAGTTCTTTGATTCATCGCTCCCACCCCCCTCCATGAAAGCGTCAATAATTTCACCATAGGCAGTCCAGTATACCGGACCATGCTCTGGCCTATCAAACTCAACCCTTGCGGGGGGCCACAGGTAAGCATGCGTGTACTCATGAAGGACCGTCTCAATAACTTGAGATATCTGTAGACAGTTCTTCATGGAGATATGTATGACGAACCTATTCCTCTCCCTGTATGTCACCCCGTACCATCCCCTGGATAGCTTGGTTGCATTCCCTGCCTCTGCGGGCGCATAGTCAGGGAACCTAACAACGCACACCTTCCCGCAAGGCCAAAGAGACTCAGCCCATTTCAATACCTGGGTGCATCTCTCCTTGCGATTCAACCTAGGCATTGATTGTTTGAACCTTGTCCACGGTAGAAGTCTCGTGATTAACAAATATCAATTGCTGGCTAGGAGGTTCCGGCCTAAAGCCTGAATCATTTGCGTAACCGTTATGCCCTACGGTGCTTCCGTTGCTGACATGAGAGAAGAACGGTGAGGAAATAACATTAGATGAATGGTAATGGCCCTGAATCCAGAGGTTGAAGTCGTAGATCTTCTGCTGCTGGACTAGCCACGCCCATCGCGGCACCATCGCCCCGGCTGCGTTCTCTTTCATAGCCGCCCCCCTAGCGTGACCGTGGTGAGTCAGGGTGACGAAGTCCCCCACGCGCACAGGCGTGTAGTAAGTCCTAGCTATATGCCAATCAGGCTCAGGGTAAACCTGAGATAATCTATGGTAGATAGCGGTGTCGTAGCTCCTGTCAGAAGACATCCCCATCTGCATTTGATCGGTGTCTCTGTCATGGTTAGATACGTCTCCAGTAATTGTGACTGAGTCGCATGGTTGCTTGGGTAGCAATCGTCCAAGTTCTTCATGGAGCATTGAGTAAACAATCTCCATCTCCACCAATGGCTCATGCGGCGTGCTTCTCTCCATCTTGTAGTGAAGATCGGCATTAACCATGAAGTCGCCAAGCAATGCTATGTGAAGATGAAATAGATCAGATTGCTTCGCTTCTGCCTTTAACGAGGAAAGAGCCTGATCCAGTACGGATCGGACTCTCTCTCTGCCTATCTCTTCATTGTGTTCATTAAGATTACATGTCGTCTTGGGATTAACTAACTCCGTAAGATGTATGTCCGACAAGGCTATGATCGCGCTCTTGCGAACCTTGCCTCTTCTCCGGGGGACTTTCTTTTTCTTCGGATCAGCTAATGACTTTAAGTTCTCCAGAGCGTTGACCCTATCTCTTAGGAACTCGTTCTCCTCATCTATTTGCTTGAGGTAAGTCTTCATCCTCCTTATCTCAAGTCGCTCCTTGGAATTAAAGAAGGCGCGCAACCCACTAACCCCGTTGCCACTAAGGACATCACTTGCTTCTTGCTGAAGTGATTCGGCCTGCTCAAGTATCTCTTCTACTTGATCAAGTTCGCTCTTCTTCTTCGACATATCTTCTCAACGCCACACGGACAGTAGTGATCGAACCGGGAGGCCCGCCTAGTACTTCCTGGCACTTACTAACAACATGCGCCAAAGGAAGCCCCCTAAGCACTGACTGTTTCACGGTCTCGATAAAGACACCCCCTTCGTCTGGGTTCTCATCAATCCACTTGTCTACCTTGCTTTTACGCACAGCCCTAGATTCTACACTAGCAATGATGTCATCAACGCTAGGTATCTTCTTCCCCAAGCTTTACCCCTGACCGCCAAATGACTTCGGCATTCTTGAGAAAATTCTTATCTCTCTCCTGCGGAGGTTTCGCAGACGCTCGCCCTTCTCTTCCTTAGAAAGACCAGACTCTCGTATAAGATCCCTTTGAGCCCTAATAACCTTCAGAGCCTTGTCCACTTCCCTAACGTAGGATCTAGCCCTGAGTGCTTCAGAGTTTTCTCTCCGATACTCATTTACCCTTGAAGGGTCGCGAGTCTTTAATTTGTTAACCGTAGTAACTACGCGGGAAACTTCATCTTTCATACGGTAGTAATCTTCCGCATAGCCTCTGCCAAGGTTGTTAACTAGGAACCGTCTAAAGAAAGGTTTTTGAGTAACAAGCTCCCCAACATTGTCAGTCAGACCAAAGGCTGGTCTATTAATAACAATGTCAGTAACCAAGTCTATGTAGTTCCAGCCTGACCCAATGTATCCCCTCATTAGGTTGTCTATCTCAAGAGGAGATATGCCAGCCCACTCGGGCAACAGATTGCCAGTAACCCTGGCGAGAGCCGAGGTGCTTCCCCTGTACTGCTGCGCCTGATCCATCTTCTCCATATAGAAGGGAACGATGGGCTGACCAGTGAAGAAGTTGTAGTTGGTTGTCTGCTCGACTAAGGGTCGAATAGCTTGAGGGAGCGGGTTAAACGCCAAGGTGTTAGCAATGGAGTGACGCACCGCTCGCAGTCCTTCACCAGTAGACTCTCCAAGTGCCAGACGAACTAGCTGTTCAGGAAGAACCTTGAGTAAGATGCCCGCCTCGAACGGAATAGGGATGGCTATGTACTTATTCGACTCTGTAGCAAGCGGACCAAGAGATATTAACCAGTTATCATTCCGCCGGTACTCCGCTTCGTTCTCGAAATCATCGTCGTCTATCCCGTGCATGAGGGAGTAGAGGACACCAGCCCCGAATACCAAAGAAGCACGATGCATCAACGCTCTTTTTGCTTCATCAGGATCCACGCCCAGAGTATTCTCACCGTTGTATGCGTTTCGGTAAAGGACATCCATGCCCTGGATGCGGGCGTTAAGGAACGGGATCGTCGCAGTCAAGAACCTCAACATCGGAGAGTTGCCCCTCCGGCTGAAGTTCAAAACTTCCATTGCCTGAAACGCAGCCTGACCTGTGGCGTGAGTATCAGCGTACTGAGTTAGGGCTTCACCAGTGAGACCTTTTTCTTTACCTTGCTTTCTAAACCTAATCAGCTCGCGATCATAAGTCCTCTCGAATACACGCTGACGAGCAGCCGACTCAGAGAAGTTTCCTACGTCGCCAAGGAGATCCCAAGTCTTAGTCAGGATTTCAGGTACAGAACCAGCGGAAGAGATCTTGCGACTGAATCGTTTTTCAATACCTTTGAGATCCACATCTTTAAGCTCTAGCCCACCGACAGCCCCAGCTTTAGTTAGCCTTTGCTGAGTAGACTTTCCGCCCTCTTCTCTAGCCATAGTGTCATTGAAGATTCTTTTAATAGAATCAGTCGTTGCACTAATTGGATTACTGCTGGTCCCGTGCGTTAGCCAACTCAGAATTGCATCGCGAGTAGTATTCGCAAGAAGGAAGTCAGGCATTCTAGTTACGCCCTCACGAAGGATCTTTGCTGGCAACGCAAACACCTTAGTGATCCCCTCAAGCGGACCCTGACCATCAAATGACCCAACCATCACATCGTGAAGGAAGGGATCTTTGACGTAGTACCTAACAGTCTTTCCATTCTCATAAACACTAACAGCACTATGCTCAACTTTGCGATCAGCGAAGTTAGTCTCATCGAGACGCCTTGCATCACCAGTCACAACCATGTTCCTAAGGAACCTACTGGATGCCACGTTCTTCATACCCTCATTGATGAGAGCCATAGAGTTCTTGATGGTGGACTCAATCGGATCGTCGAGGTTGCCCTCATCGAAGCCTCGGTACTTCTTGGACGGGCGCTTGGGCAACATGCTGTTAAGCATCTTGAAGTCGTCTTCAGAGTTGGAGGCTCTCCTAAACTTCTCCCTAAGTTCACCCTCCATCTCGCCGGTTGTGTCTAGGTAGAACGGAACGTAGTCAGCATACTCAAGCCAAATTTCTGCTTGCTGATCGTTCAAGACGCCAGTCTTTACAGAGAAGTCAACCAAGGACTTATTCCACTTTTGAAGGTTCGCAAAGGCAATGGCAATCTCAGGATTGTCATAACCAATCTGTAGGGCGTTCTCCATGTTCTCGCCCTTGAACTGATTAGGAACAGGCTTGCCCTGCTTATCAAGCCTATAGGCACGAACAGCCCTACCGTAGGTGAAGAACTTCTCAACATTGGAGTTGTTCATCCTAGATATGGAACTCAGGATCTTTATAAGTCCACCACTCCCTTCATACACTCCAGGCTTTTCTACTCGCCTTCTAACAACTCCCTCCCCAGGGACAAAGATGAGCGCATCATCAGCATAGTTTTCAAGACCCATGTCATTCACCATGACCGTGCCGTCCATCCAGTCACCACCCTCAACAGTGGTGAAGTCGATGGTTCCGTACTTGAGCATTGCCTCAAGGAATGCACCAGCCCGATCCTTCAGCATCATCATGGCATATGCCGAAGTGGAAGCCATCTCAGGGATAGTCAGGCCAAGCTTCCCTTCCTTGCGGAGCTTGGCTGCGGCAGCTTTCTCATTCCTGAAAATGGCATCATACTTATCGATGTACTGATAACGGAACTCTTCCCAGAATGGAATATCTTGATAGGTTCGGAATGCGCTTGTTATGGAGTCTAAGAAGGATTGCTTATTCCCCCTCTGCCTCATACCACCCGGACTCATGTAGGCATCAATTGCCTTCTGTTCTCCAGCAGAAGAAACAGCAGCAAGGCGACTAGCAGCACGCCTACCCGTAAATGGACTGCCGAAGGATTCATTGACATCGTAAAAGTCTCTGACCGATTCGGGCTCTGCGGCTATGCCTTCACGGGGGCCAGATGCGAAGCTGCCGTCCGGTGAATTCGCAGAGTAATTTTCATTAGCGTAAGCAGTAGTTACGGTGTAACGAGGGCCAGACAAATACTCAGTTGGGGTATCGGAATACTGCATAACAACAACAGCCGGTGAATCAAAACCTTCACCCTCCCAAAAGAATTTAACCTTCTTACCCCAAGGATCATAATGAGCAGAGATCTCCCCTGAAGAAAGATCTTTTGGTGAGTTCTTTAACTGCCGAAAGAAGCCCGAAAGAAACTCTTCAGAATTAGCGTATGGAGTATTTCTTTCAATGTCAGCATCATGCCTCTCGATGTGCCTCTCACCAAATAAATCAGCAGATCCAGCGGGAATAAACACCGGTATACCGACGCGCTTATTGCCCGTAAACTTGCCAACAGGAGATATGCTGACATTACCCCAGGTTAACGCTTTCAATATTTGATTAGGATTGCGTCCTTCTGGAACTGCGTTGTACGGAGGAAGGGTGGGCTTGTCCCTATCTACAGGATTCTTTTCACTATCCTGACGGGGGTCTCTCTTGAAAGAGGAACGGCTAAGCGACTGCCTGCCCTGCCCGCCGGTTACATCGGGCTCAGACTTTACTTCAGATAACTGATCCTTCTGGAAAGCAACAACCTCAGCAAGATCACCATCCATGAACTGGACTATTCCATCGTAACCTTTGCTTCTAGCTCTAGACCTGATTTTGTTTCTGACATAACCATGCTCTTCGTACTCTCTTTCGACAGACTCAAAAGCTTTATCAGGATCCATACCTAACTGGACAAGGGCTGCGATTGATGGATCCCTAAGCTCCAGGGAGGCCGAACTGTCCGTCTCGATGATCAAGGGGTTTTGGATGTCAGCCTCTATCTCGATTACATTAGATCCATAAGTAGAAGCTCTATCCGTATCAGGCGTAAGGTATATCCCATTGCCTATAGAGCCCCCCTCATTGCCGGACCTTATCTTCCCCTTGACACTACTGTCTGTCCCGTGGAAAAGACGGATTCCTCGAATAGCACCAGGGTTAATAGAGCCAGACGGATCTGTAATATCCTGAGGAGAGATCCTAGACCTAGCAGCCCTGCCTGTAGTAGCCTCGGCTTGACCTTCGACTCCACCTTCTTCCGCATCAGTGGGCTGGTCAACTCCAGCTAGAAGAGATGCCAATTCAGCGGTCGGAGCAACGGCACCAGTTCTTTCGAGAGCCCTAACAGTAGAGGGCTGGAGAGTCTGATCCACATACGCTGCCTTAGTGATGGAAGCAATAAGCCGTTTGTACTCATCCTGATGGCGGCGCTTCTTGTAGTAAGCATCACGCATCATGTCTCGCTCCAAGCGTTGCATGAAGGTGTCACCATAAAGAATCTGGAAGACTTCATCAGAAGATCGGAACCCAGCCCCTCGGAAAGCATTCCCGGTATTAACTATGGCTCGACCCATCTTCTGAAAGATGTTCGCAGGCTTACCTGAGATGTTCTTCCTGTCGGCACCAAAGTCCTGAGCCATGAAGGCAATGGCTTCTTCGATGTAGTCATCCCTAATCCAACCTTCTGCCTTGCCTTGCTTAGCGTAAAGTTGATCAACCAACTGCTGATAAGTAAAGTCAGACGGTAAAGCTTCAAGGTTATTAGCCTTTAAGTATTCCCTGATCGATTCGGATGGGGCTGCATTGATCGCTGCAAGAACAGAAGGCTTTATCGGAGTGCGAGCAGCGGCACGCTTGAATACGTTGTACTCGCCTCTTGTAATCAGACCAGACCTAAGAGACCAATGAACAAGCTCATGGTCAGCAAGCCTGTTTGCCTGAGCAACTTTCTCTTCAAAAGATAAGTTTGGATTACTAAGAGACGGGTCATCAAGGGCAATTCTAATGACACCAGCAACAGGATCATACTGAGCCCCATCATCACCATTGATCGTATCGACTAACTCAACCTTGAATAAGTCGAGCCCCCTATCTTTCCCAAGGTACTTCTGAACCTCTTTCCCTAAATCCTCAGACGCGCTAGCCGCCTCAGCGGGGACATCTTCACTGATCGGGAAATTCTTCTCGGCAAAGGCAACCGGGTCTTCTCTGAGTTCAGCAAGATCCTTGGCACTAAGACCAAGACCTTCCTCAATAGAGCCATCTTCCGAGACTTGCCTACCGAAAGACTCGGCACCGCCAGAAGCCTTGTCTCTGAGTCTCTGGGCTTCCGCATTAGCCTCGGCTTCCGTGAGTATCCCGTCGTTCTTCTTTACCGGGACACCCCTAGCCCTAGTCTTCTTCCCACTCTCTAGCCCGGATTCATACTCAACAACGCTGAAGATATCTTCCTTGCTTGTAACACCGCTTATATTCTTCTCGCCTTCTTTTTTGCGGCGTTCGATGGCCTGACGAGCCTCTGAAGGAGTCTTGTGGTAGGAGAGGATGCCACCATCCCTATCCTTGACTACCCATTCCTTGCTCTTCTTGACTTCGTACTCATATTCGCTGACAAGTTCAGGCTCTCCCTTGGGGCCAAAGGCAGCAAGCTCAGGTCGAGTTACATTGGCAGCAATGACACGCGAAACTTCCCTCACGGAAAGCTCAGGGATACCGACAGGGCCTCTTCCTCGTTCTCCGATAGCCTTGGCTTCTGCTAAATAATCCTTCCTTGCCTGATCAGCTTCTTTCTGAGTATCGAATGTCCCAAGGCGTTCTAGCCGCCCACCACCTCTCTTCACCTCAACAGCGTATTTCTTCTTCCGGGCCTTAGGCGTTCTCGGAACAACTATCCGACCAGAGCCATCGCCAGCGATGTCACCCCTGGCGACAGCCTCATCCAAAGCATACTGGTAGTATCGGTCATTCCTAGACCCAGTGATCTCCTTCCACTTCTCAAGGTCAGGGTAGTAGCCATTGTTCTCTAGTCTCGCGTACCGTAGTACGGCGTCGTAGTCACTCTGAGGAAGAATACTATCGATATCATCATCAAGAGCAGTACCAGCAAGAGATTCCCTAAAACTCTGAGCAGCTTCAACATCGACACTCACTTTACCCCTACGAGCGCCGATGCCTTCCTTTGTCACTAACCCAAGGTCGTCCAACCTATTACGGTAAGAAGAAGCAATTTCAGAAAGCTCTTCGTCTGTCGCAAGACGTTGATCAACTCCAAGAAGATTCGTCTCCTCCAAGGCATTGAGTATGTTTTGGTCAGAGAGTTCCTTCTTATTACTATTAAGAATGGACTCCACGAGATTGAGAGCATCACCCTTGGAGGCAATGGCTAAACTAATCTCTGCCTCCTGCACAGGGAGTGCCGAGATGGCTTGGTAAACCTGCTCAAGCTCTTGGGGATTTAGATCATCCAGCCTCGCTTTGCCCACCAGTCTTCTGGTAAAGGAGTGGAACCCCATATCCCTAGACTTGATGTTGCGGGATTCAGCAGCTTGGTGAACATCCTCGGCGGTGCGGCCAGACTCTGTTAAGGGAAGTACTTGCTCAAGGAACTGAGCGCGCTGCTCAACGGCTTGTTGCTCAAGCTTCAGAGCTTCTTCTTCCTCGGCCCTCTTTGCCGAATGCTTCTGGATCTTAAGGATCTCAGTTCTGGCATTCTCAACTGCCATTGCTGCCTTCTTTTCCTTGGAGTCTTGGTACTTGGCATTGACCGAACCAACACCACCAAAGAACATGGAAGGCCCGATTGCAGTTAGTGCAATCTGGATGTACTCGCGAGCAGCCTCTTCATTAGCAGGGCTGATCGGTTCACCAGCAGCAAGTCTTTCCAAAGCCTGCTGCCCAACTTCGGCAACCTCTTCCTCAGCCATTGTGGCAACAAAGCGACGAAGAGGAGTGAGGTTATCAATACTTTCAATCTGCTCTGCCAGAGTTCTCATGGCAGTTTTTTTACCAGAACTACTGAGTGTCTTACCTACGTTTCCTACTACGAGAGATCCACCAGCAAGGAGAACCATCATAGATTCGAGTGCGGTCTGGCCTCCAGCGATAGCTATCTGACCCAGGACATCGTAGTCCTCTTCAGTCAGTTCTTCTCCGCGCTCCTCAGATTCCTGTATGGATCTTTGGAGATTGCTAGCGAGATAGTTAGTCGTCTGGGTTCCGGTGTAACCCAAAGTTCTTCCGACAGTTCTACCAATAGATGCAGCCTTATAAGCCTTGCTTGCACGGTTGGCAACATTGAAGGCACCAAGCCCCCTGCCGAGAACCGTCCCTACCCCGGTGCCCACAACAGCACCTACAGGGCCACCAAGCATCGCTCCAGCAACCGTTCCCATCCTGCCGAGGACAGCGCCACCAACCAGGGAGGGAGCCATGTAGCCAATGCTCTGACCAGTGGTCTCAGTGGCAAGCTCAAGCCACTTGGCTGTGGCCGAGATCAGTCCCTCATCATCGTATGCCTTAGAGACATCCTCTAGAGTGGTGAGCTTTCCGGCACGCTCTGCCATCCGCTCATCAGCTTGCTTGACTCTAGCCTTGCCAGCCTCAAAAGCGTCACCGTCTCCAGTGACCCCACCATACAGAGCTTGCGCTCCACCGGGGATACCCTCGATGGAGCCCATGAGCCCACTGTAAAGAGAGGAGAAGAAAGTCCCTTCTTCAGGAGCAGGAGCAGGAGGAGTGTATGCCTCAAATGAAGATGGGAACTGTTCTCTGGCTAATCGACTCGCCTCTGCCCTACTAACACCAGCAGGAACATTCATCACAGAGTAGTCAGGTAACTGCAACTGGTAAGAGTTCTGAGGAATGTCCTCCTCAACTTCTTCAGTTACAGTCTCTTCTACATCCATAGTCCCCGGTTGGAGAAAAGGAAACTCGGACAGAACAGCAGAGCCAGGATCCTGACCAGCGTCTATCGCCTGCCGCTCAAGTTCCTCAGCCCTTTTGCGTTGCGTCTCAGTCAGTGAAGTAAAGTCGAAAGACAAGTCTATCCCCTAAGGAGTGCCGGGAGCGAAAAGATTAAAAACTCGCGGGCTTCCAATAAGTGCGATTTGCTGTTTTCGTAATTGTGCTATCTGACTATTGATACGATTCGTCTCATCTGTTTCAGGCCCATAGCCTAATTGAGCCTCAAGGGCAGTAATCTGAGATTGAATAGCGTCAGACTGTTCCCTTAGCCTCGCCTGATGCGATCTAGCATCAGCACTATACAATTGGGAAGTCACGTCCCCGATAGCTCTTCTACTCTGGAAATCACTATTGGCCTTAGCAATTTCTCTGGCATCCTTGGTGTTCGCCAAGGCTATCCGCGTAGCAACCTGGTGCTCGTTGTGTTTTTGGATCTGGCCCGCGCGGAACCGCTCTCTCTCATCTGCGGCTTGCATTTGCGCATTACGGGCTGCAATTTTGCTCCTGTTCTGTTCCGCCTCTGCTGCCGCACCAAACCGCGCCCTCTGATCCCTGCTTTGCATCAAAGCTTGTCGGGAAGCAATTCGGGTCTTGTTGTATTCCCTTTGGGCAGCAGCATCATCCCCGTATACCTTGCCGATACCGCCAGCCCCAGCGGATAGACCTTCAGCAAACGTAGGGGCACCTAAAAGTCCTTGGCCTAACGCCATAAGGGCTCTGCCCCTAGTGACATCAGAATTAGGAGCCGGGTTCAGTTCTTCAAGCATCGCCTCAAACTTGTCGAGGTCGCTGTAATCTGGTTTTGTAGGTTTGATTTCATTAAGCATTTTATTGAAATCATCAAGTTGGGTGGTGTACTTCACATCAGGTGGGGATGCATCGATAATTTCATTGAGGGAAGTAAGGTCTGTTTCAAACACCGGAGGCGTGTATTTACCGATAGATCCCTTTACTTCATCGTAACGAGTCTGAAAGGAAGGTGAACCTCTTTCACCAGTAACAACAGGAAGGAGACTTTCACTAGCAGCAGCTACCTCAGATCCCTCACGAGTATCGAGACGTTTAACTCTAGATGTCAAAGGGACAACAACGTCCCTAACTACAGGCTTATCTTCCTTAACCGAAACACCTAAATCTCTTTTCAACGCATCCTTTCGCGACATCTCCGCCTGTCCACTCTTTTCCGAAGCATCCAGCATCTTTCCAAGCGTAGGGCCAAGATTAACAGCACGAGCAGAAGCACTGCGAAAACCTTCATCAGGTCTTGGCTTAGTGCCGGGTTCGATCAAAGCAGAAAGTCGTTGCATCTCTTCAATCAATTCCGGGCTGCGCAATCCGGCATCTCTTGCTTTCTCTAATTCATTAAGTCTTCTGAAAACTTCTTTTTCTTCAGGACTACCCGGCTTAACAATTCGGCTTAAGCCGAAAAAACCGCCGCCGCGTTGCGTCCCATAGATCTCCGGTCCCAGGTTTATGACATCACCGTCTTTAAATCCACGGACAACACCACCATCCCTCATCATCTGCGTAGGCATACCCTGCATCGGCATATCCATAGGAGGCCCCATCTCGGGAGGCATACCTTGCATAGCCATTTCCTGAGGAGGCATACCTTGAGGAGCGCCCATACCTGGGGGCATCATCCCTGAAGCTCCCATGTCTGGAGGCATCATCTCTGGAGGCATGGCCTGACCTACGCCGGAAAACTTGGCGAGCATCTCTTCAGCCATGGTGTTAGTTGGAGCTTGAGCTTGCTGTTCAGCAAACCTTTCTCGCATATCCGCACGCCTGTTCAACTCGGTAAACACAAGAAACTGTGGATACTGACCAGAAGGGTTTTCCAATTCTCTTGCGAGGAAATCGTCAGGTAGACCCTTCAGATCATCTTCTTGCCGGATGATGCTCATTACTTTCTCCCTGCCAAATACGCGCCACCAAGAGTCGCAGCCGTGCCGATTCCTTGTTGCAGGATGCTAGGCCCAGGCGTTCTCACATAAGCATTGGCCTGTGTAGGCACACCAGAGAATATTCCAGAAAGGAATCTCATCTGCTCCATTGGATAATCAAACTCCCTCATGTACTCGGCAAAACCCTGATCACGAATAGACTGCTCAAGCGCCTGACGTTGCGCTCCCGCAGCGGACACAGCGTCACGCCTCTGACCTCTTCTGGCTTGAGCCGCAGCATCAAGTTCAGAGAAGCGACCACCCATGTCGGCATACGCCTGAGCTTGCCGAAGAGTATTAGCTTGGTTCTCCCTCGCTGCTTCCATTCTCTCGCCGGAAGCGTACCGTCTCGATTCGTCAGCCATACGAGAAGCAGTAATACCAGCAGCACGATCTCTCTCTGCCTGCTCTTGAGCATCTCGGTAAGCAGCCTCAGAGCCCCTTCCTTGAATATCCGACATAACCCTGCCTTGTTGTGCCCGTGAGACAGCGTCATCGACAGCCTCTCGATAACCACCCCGCGCACCCGAAGCGATTCGCTCCGCGTCAGATCTGTTCTGCTGCCTCTCAAATTCATCACCAGCAGCCAGCATCTCTTGGTCTACAACAGACTGCATATAAGGATTCATGTATCTCTGGGCTACGTCTTGGTCAAAAGTCCCAAAGTTAAAATCCCGACCTTGATATGTGGGTTGTATGGCTTGCATGCTGGACAGTCCACCCATCGCAGCACCTAACGAGGCATCTCTCTCCCCGGAATACATATCGCCGCTACTGAACGCATCCGCAGCATCTTGTTGAGCGCTGCTCTGGAATGGATCGAACTGGGCAAACCGAGGTGAAACTCGCGCCAAATAGTCATCAGAGACTTGATCATATCCAAAAGGCTCACCCTGCCGTCCGCCATAAGCATAGTCCGCTGCTGTATCCGCAAGCTCCATAAGATGCCCACGGAGCCACGGAGCATACGGAGATGCTGTAGTCGTACTTTTACTCGGCTTACCACCCATAACTAAACCCTCATAGATATGACGATATGCGTCACATCAAATTTATTTAAACCTTTTTCTTGCCTGTCTTCTGAACTCTTAACTAAATCAATCATGTTGAACTTACCAACAGCACGGTCTATTGAGACCTGGGCTGTTATCGCACTACACCCTCTCTCTCGGGCATAAGGCTTGAGGAGATCAACATCTTCCTGATAGCGGAACATCTGATCACCCGAACACATACAAATAAACATCTCCCTTTGTCCGTCCGGGTACTCCATCACATCAGTGAGCATCACTACGGTGTAGAATCCTTGCTTTTTGAATAACCAAAGCTCAAGCATCCCATCGTAGACTTTCCTAACAACATCCTCTTCAGGTGGAGAATGATCGTCCGTCTTCAGTGCTTTATGAAAGTAATGAAGATCTTCATCTTCTAATTGATGAGGGAGAATTTTTGAAAGCATCGTACCTCTACACGGGCATCATCATGGATGGGTCAATTGCCGGAGGTTGCTGAGTAGACCCGTTCCTTAGACCTCGGACTTTTCCAATCAAGTCGCGCAGCTCACGCGCACCTGATTCTGTGTCACCGTTACCCAATCCAGAGACAACGTCTGCGGGAACGATGTATTCACCCTCAGACAAAGCAACCTGTTCCATCCCGTCAATATTCCCCGGTATAGAGTCACTCATTCCGTCGCTACGGAACTCATCCATACCCGACTCGATGCTGCGGATCACATGTTCTTGAAGGCTCATTAGTTCGTCTTCGCCAAAGGCTTCTACAAATCTTTCAACAGCATCTTCGGGATTCGGGTGGTTACCCTCAAGAGCAGCTTTCGCTTCCATGACAATTTTTAGCATTTCAGATTCTGTGCCCGAAGGTGACTCCATAGCCTCCTCCTCCATCATCATCGACATCTCTTCTACACGGGGGTCCATCATCATCGACATCTCTTCTACACGGGGGTCCATCATCTCGCCCCCATCTCGGTACCCTTTTATCAGCCCGCCATTCTGGTATCGAGGGACAAGTCCACCCCCAGCCATGCCAATAGACATTCCAGAATTGGCTTTCCCGCCACCTCCTCCGAGCCTTCCTCTGGACGACTGAGTCATCGGAGTTCGGAACATGCCATACCCGCTGTAAGCAGCGTCCTGCATCATTTGATTCAAATGGCGATTCGACGACTGAGACATCGGAGGCCGAGACATGCCATAGCTCATTCCTGAGGAACCTAACCCCTCATCCATCTGGCGAAGCTGATCCATCAGAGACCCTCTCGCATCCATCATTTGCTGGCGTTGATTATTTCGATTAGCAATGGACTGATCAGACTCAATCATACTCGCCTGACCACCAGGGTTAGATTTCATATACTCGCCGAAGTCAGAAGTAGTGATGACACCATCATTGTTAAAGTCGGAGAATGCATCGTAATTAGCATCCCCCTTCTTCGAGTTAAGGGATGCCTGAACAAATGACTGACCAGTATTAGCCATGGGCGCACCTGTTCCAATTTGAGCGGCTTGGGGCTGAGGAGCGACGGGGCTTCCGTAACCAGAGGATGGCATTCCAAATGTGCCAAACCCACCCTGGCCTCCGGTGTTGAACCCAGGACGAAATGCCTGCGTCACGCTTCTGCTAAATTGATTGTCTACATTACCACCCATCGTTATCTCCTTCTTAGGGAAGCTAGACCGCCCTGGTTAAATGGCAGCGTCACGCCAAATCTGTGCATTCCGCTTGGGTTAACGCTTGGCCTAATCTTAATCTGAACAGGCTCTTCGCTTAAAGGATTGTACTTCCCTGGTAAAGTAGGATCAGTAATCCTCTTAGCTAGTTCCGCTAGTCGAACAACTCGTTGTATTGGAGTCTCAGGTTGAGCGGATCGTTTTTTAACTTCACCACCGTTATTAGCAGCCCAACTAATGCCAGGAGAAGAAGACCAAGTCTTATCGTAAGGCCCCTCATATCCAGCCAAGTAATCTTCTTCATCGTACTCAGACGGAAGCAGTGCTTCTGTCGCCATGACTGGGGCTATGTAATTAAGAGGATTCCCTGCATACTCCTTGAGAGCCTCACGACTAACAGAATCCGCCAGCCCTTCCTGGGTAAACTCGCTAGCAACCTGATCAATAAAACCAGGGCCTTCAGCAGGGGGAGTGTTAGTCGGCGCACCTGACATCTCTCCGGCGTTAACGGTCAGGGCCTCCCCGGAAAATTCGGCGAAACCGTCTGGCGCAACTCCGCTTGCTGATGCTCCAGTTATATCTGCCGCTGTCTGACCAAAAGGCATGACTCCAGGCCCTCTCGGTGCTGACACAATCATTTCTTCTACTCCAGCCTCTGCCGCTTCTTTAAAAGCAGTGTCCATGGCTGCCTGTTCTGATGTCTTTCCCACTACCTCGGTTGTTCCTGTCTTTACTGCCTCGGCTGTTCCTGTCTTTACTGCCTCGGCTGTTCCTGTCTTTACTGCCTCGGCTGTTCCTGTCTTTACTGCCTCGGCTGCTCCTGTCTCAAGGGCACCCTGCACACTAGCATCTACAAGCGTATTCGCGGATGCATCAAGAGCGGCTTGAGTGCCAGCTTGAGCGCCTGACCCCATGGCAGCACCTAAGCCACCAGTCAATGCTCCAGTCGCCATACCAATACCAGCACCCTGAAGAATCCCTTGCCACAAGGGAATCCCCTTCTGCTCTGCGGTTATGCCGCCGGAAGTAGCTCCTAGGATCGCCCCGATAATAAGTGACGTTATGATACCGGCTTCAGGCTGACCGGTCTCGGGATTAGTCGGAAGCTCACCAGAGGGAAGCAATGATCCCAGCCCCGCAAGCTCTGCTTCATTAACATGAAGTATGCGGGTATCTCCGAAGCGACCAGCCTCGGAAAGATCCTTTGCCATCTTCTCGTATTTTTTATTCATAGTAATTCCTAAGAAGGCCCGTAGCCCGTGGACATCTCGACGCCAAAGGCAGTGATGTAAAGATTCCCGCCAGCATCTACTTCACAAACAAAATTAAGAACAGATTCAGGCGGCAGAGTCATATTCATATTCAAAACAGAATTCTGACCGTTATAGAAATAAAGACCGGTCATTAAATTCTGCGCTGTCGCACCAGCGTTACTTAAAGTAAGTTTCCCTGTCATGAGCTGGGCATTAGTGCCGACATAAGAAAACACTACAGACGTGACAAGGGTCTGCACCTGTTGAGAAACAGCCTTAGGAGAAACTTCCACCGAGCCATAAGAGGTAGATGAAGCAGCCGGGACTGTGTAAAGAGCAGTGGTCCCGGTAGAATCAATATCTGCTTGACCTAGTATTTTATATGAATCAGACATAAATCAGTGCAAAGCCCTTGCTATCTCGACCCATACCACTCCTGACCTGATAAGAGTTACGTTGTCGTGTGCGTCATCAATCACAACAGTGCTAGTCGTAAGCTTTATAGAATTCGCCCCAGCCCCAGTCTCCTTTAACGTAACATCAGTGTCATCGCTGAAGGCCATAAGAGTAATGACATCGCCATCACTACCGCCAATGATGTACTCCAAGTCTGTAGTGACAGATGGCTGCAATTTCACAAGACGATGACCTGTGTAATGAATTGATTTCGCAGTAGTGTCAACCACCGCCGTTACCCCAGGGCCAAATCTCAATCCGAGTGAAAGTGGGAAATTTCCTGAATACGGTCGGAGTAGGAGAGACTCGCGCTTCGACGCAGGAGAGGCTGCCCCTTCGTTGGCACTCTCTGATGAGTTAACCGCAGATGAAATCTCAAGCAGGTATGTCTCAAGGTTTCTTCTAAACTGAGACTCTTCATCCTGCGAATAGTTATTCCCAGGCAAGCCAATGGGTCTGAAGTTTACGCCCATCAGCGCATCCCATCCGGCTGAGTGTCAATCCTAACATCGCCTAGACGCCACTGAGCAGTTGAGTTAGAACCTGAAACCTTGATAGCTGCGGCCCTAGCTCTTCCCCTTACCTGCATACTCTGCACATACGAATTCGAGTCACTCCCAGCACCTACCGTGTACTGCCTAATAACAGTGGGGTTGGTTCCGGTGGGACCAGCGAAGTTGGCAGTTACTGAAGCTTTCTCCGAGGCGCTCTCACCCGGATAGTACTTGCCATTAATTGATATAGTTACAGCACTACTGCCAGAAGAATTAAACATCAAAAGATCAGGCATAATCCGGCTGTAGAAGGAAAGCTCATTCCCGTCGGATATCTCCACATCGCCACTCTCAACGAAAGACTGCAAAGCACTTCCTTGGGCAGCGGTGCCGAAGTCGTGCTTCATCACAGCAGTCTTCTGGACATTCGCCCCGGCTCTACTCCCAACATTCGATGGGTTGGAATCGTACTGATATATGTACGCTGCCATCGGAACATCAGTGATTACCGCATCCCTCCAAGCAGTCCTGTTGTAAACAGAAGACTGAAGAGCTGCATCATTGTCTAAAGCGGACATGTCGAAGGAGCCGATAGTCCAAGTCTGATTTTCGTAGTTGAAGCAGACGAAACGATTAGCCTCAAAGGATCCGTTACTCGTCCCAGACTTGGACGGGTAGAACCAGAAGATCTCTGAGAACTTAGAATCAACCGCAGCAAAAGACTTGTTAGCCTGATCCATGTTTATGTCATCGTAGACATAATCCGCGACGGGGCATTCTAATGGCCGGACAGCACCACCGCCGTACACATAGAACCCGTCATTGCCCATGAAGAAGACTGAACTGGCTGCATCAACAGCCGTCTTATGGGAGAGGATCTCTACATTCTGAGAGATCAACGAGAATGAGAAGATATCGGGAGGACCGATAAATCTCATCGAGTACACGGCAGCATCAGTGAAGATCACCACCTCATCCTTGGTGGAGACTGCACCGATGATTCGGCTCCCCACTCTCAGGACTTGACCACCAGCAGTATTGGTCGGAGTTGGCGTCCAGTCGAATGGGTTATTCTGATCAGACCACCGGACCAGCAAGGAGTTCTGGGTCGTCCCGCCTATGTCGTTAGTACCGAAGCCTACGCAGCTACCGTCTCTCTTGCTGATAAGAAAACTGTCCACAATAGTGGGGGGATCAGATGCACCCGTGAAGTTCGTCGAGTTAATCTCTTTAACAACATCACCAAGGCTGAACGTACCGCCGGAACCAGGGATGCCATTCACGGTACTGGCGCTGGTGTCCCAGTAATAAAGTGGGCTACCAGAGTTTGCGAATATAATATCTTCACCGTAGTTATCGATGTAGACCCTTCGAGCTTCTCCAGTCAGGACAGGAGAAGCAGAGGCTTCGCCCCACCCCCTGCCTGTCGTAAACTTACCATTGGCACCCCCGCTACTACCGGGACTTCCACCTGATGTCGTGGGTCCAGTGAAAGTGAATGAAGTAGACGATGCATGGGTAAGTACTGTGAACTCACTCCCATTCAAATCAGCAGTATTGACACCATTTACTGTACCAGTCAAACCACTAAAGCGAACAATGTCACTCACTGCTGGCAAATCCGAAGCAGCGCAAGTCGCAGTTAGAGTAGCCGTGCTACTCCCGGTGGTGATGTATGGGCTTGCGACATCAGCAATGGAAGTAGTCCCACCCCATATACCAGTGCCCCAGCCCATGCCTACCGTCTGGGCGTTTGATCCAGTCTGAGTTCTGTAGTGATACCCAACAGAACCACCCTCATACGCTCCAGAAGTAGTAGCAGCATTTACCGTTGACCCTGTAGTCTCATCAACTATCTGAATATAGAATGTATCTAGATCGGGAACTTCAGTGATTTGAAACCCTGTTACTTGAGTCAGAATCGAGTCAGTGATCGCTGAGTCTATAGAGGAACCTATGGATACAAAATTGATCCAATCGTCTACGGACCTTCCATGACCAACGATCTTTACTTCAACAAAAGGAGAACCGTCAGTCGTCTTGAAAGGATTGCTAACTGTCGATGGAGAAGCTGTGTCTGAAGGCACAATCGCAGTGATGTCGTAAGGAACGCCACCGACAATGACGTAGTACTTCCAGTTCGTGCCGACAAAAACATAGTTGTTGCCTGAGTAGTCACGGGAGCTAAAGCAATCCCTACCGATACCCTCAAGGGTATACATGTCGTCCCTGGCCCAGCCGCCTATTGACTCTGCAAAGCCACCCCGGAAGCGGATGTTGTTGCAGTCATACCAGCGCGCACCAGCAGCATACTCTGTCGAGTTCCGGCTAATCCCAGCAGGTATCTGGAGCTTAGTCAGGGGCATTCTACTTCCACGCCATAATTTTCAAGTTCCAATTCCCCTTAGTCATCTGTGAAGGATTGTTGTCCCCACTTGCATAACCAGTCTTAGGGAAGGCCCTCAGAGTTCCGGCCAAAGCATAAAAGACCTTACTAGAATTAGCGCCATACGTTCCGCCAGATGCATCATTGTTGTTACCAGTGTCGGAGCTAGCCAGACTTGAAAGCTCAATCTCATCCCCAACGGCATATCCGTTATCAGTTGCTTCGCAAATTAAAACACAACGAAGAATCCGAGGCACCGCAGAAAAACTATGATCTGCGCTGTTGGCAGCAAGATTTGCAGAATCATCTAAATCAAATGTGACCTCAAAGTAAGAACCCTGACCATTAACCATGCCGGTATGGTAAGGCTGTCCCCAGTCGTCACTGTTGGTATTTTTTACGTTAAGGGTACCGCTGTTCTCCCTGATCCCGTGACCGCTCAATCCGGCTGTTGTACCAAAGCTGGCGTAAGCACCCGCATTGCTTAGATGGAGTGCACTGGATGTCCCTGTCCCTACGAGGACACTAAATGCTCCGTAGCTCGCAGATACAGCACCAATGGTGGCTCCATCAATATTGCCGCCGTTAATATCTACGCTGGAAAAAGTTGCGAGTGCGGAGAAGTTTGAAGTGCCGTCTACGTCTAGTGTGCCCAGAACTTCAAGCTCAGTGGTCGCGGCAGTAATGATCTTCTCAGGCTCATTGTTGGTGTCAAACGTGAGCATTGTGCCAGTACTATCAGAGACAGTTAGTGCGGTAGCTGAAGCAGCATTGAGCCTAAGATCCGTAGCTTGAGTCGCTACGTCAACCGTAGCCGTGTCAATGTCAAGAGTCTCAAGATCCGAAGTCTCTTCACCGAAAACAATCTTCTTGTTCGCAGAGGTGTCAAACTTAATGTAGCTGTTAGTTCCTTCAAAGATTTCAAAAGAATCAGCATCATTGTCTCCAATGAGAAGATCAGTAGATTGACTACTTGCGTCTACCGATGCTGACTGAATCTCTACTGTGTTTATCCCGCTACCGGGAGCTACCTCAAGATGGTTGTTATCCGTGTCAAAGCGGAGAAACTCGCTGTTACTGGCAGTGCTTTTGATTTCAAGAGCTGCCGTGAGCGAGTTAGCAAGCGTGATGTCAGCAGCAGCAGGGAATAGAAGATCATCAATCTGGAGCTTGGATAGAAGGTTGGAGACAGAGTTGTTAGTCAATCCTCCAGAAACAGTAGATCCAGTGAATAAACCTACAACCGCATAGCATCCATTCTGAATGGTAATCGTGTTGGTACTAAGGCTGCTGTTATTGTTTAATGTGAGAGTGTATGTGCTGTCTAAGTTATTTTGTATAATGTAAACACGGTCAACTAAGTCAGAACTTCCATTCCCCCTAAACTGGACGTTGGCATTTCCCGAAGGGTTACCATGGAAGGAAAGGAACGCAGACCTTCCTTGACTTCCGTCCGCATAAGCATCAACAGTGTCAGAGGTCTGGAATGTAAGAGTCGGAGCAGACCAACTAGAGCCAGCCGGAGGGCTAGCGATGTTGATCTGAGATGCAGTGCCCAGAGCCTGTTCGATTCTCTTCAGGTTCTCGTTTGTGGACGTGCCCCAGGTACCAGCCTCTTCGCCAGTGCCAATAAGCTTGATCTGATAGTTGCTAGAAAAAGTCGGCATTGTTTAGCCCTGCGGAACCGGAGGAGCCGCAATGGGCCTCGGTCGGTAGTCGTCTTGATTAAGTCTGTTCTCAGACAAGTTTTTAAGCAGCATCACACCATCCATGAACTGCTTCTCGTACCACTGGATCATATCAGCCGAACCCTTCATGTAGGTGTACGCCTGAACCAGAGCCCCATACAGAAGTACATCGGGGAACATCACCGAAAGC